TTATGGATTGCTATTGACCATGATAACTATTTATATGTTTATAGAGAACTATATACAACAAAAACGACAGCAGATATTTTTGCTAGAAAAGTCCTAGAAATGGAGTATGGAGAGAATATACACTATGGTGTGTTAGATTCATCAACTTGGGCAAAAAGAGGCGATGTAGGGCCAAGTATAGCCGAAACAATGATAGCTGAAGGCTGTAGGTGGAGACCATCTGATAGGTCACCTAAAAGTCGTATAAATGGTAAACTTGAGTTACATAAAAGATTATATGTTGACCCAGATATACAATATCCCGGAATGTTTGTATTTTCTAACTGTATAAATTTAACTAGAACACTTCCTTTACTACCAACGGATAAAAATAATCCAGAAGATGTTGATACACACGCAGAAGACCATGCTTATGATGCTTTAAGATATGGTGTTATGAGTAGACCTTTACATCCTCATTCAATGCAAACACATTGGGAAAGACCTAGAGAAACTAAATTTGAACCTTCTGACAAAACTTTTGGCTATTAAAGGAAAACGTATGAGTAAAAAAGAAGTGCTATGTGGTTGTGATGCTACATTACCAGAATCAATTAAAATTGGTTATAGAGATTATAAATTAGAAGCATGGAAACAGACTGTTGCTACAGCAAATGAGGCAAGTGGTCAATTTTTTATTAAAGAAGGTGTCTTAGGATACAATGAAGAAGAGAAGGGAGTTTCTCACGCTAATACAATACTACATGAAGTTATGCATGGTATAATATATCAATGGAGTATGGAGTTAGATGAGAAGGTAGAAGAACTAGTAGTTAATGGTTTAGCTAATGGTTTAACAACAGTATTTGTAGATAATCCACAGTTAGTAGATTATTTACGATTAAAAATTAAGGAGGGTGGATAATGCCACAGCCAGTATTAACAAAATATAAACAGGGAGACCTTGGTATGGATTATCCAAAAGATACTCCTAAAGGACAAAAGATTGATTTAAAACCTCATTGTAATTATGAGGATAGGCCAACTGACTTTCCTGCAAAGAAAGAAAATAAAGTAGAATCATCTTTTATGAAGATGGCTAACGAAAAGGATTATTAATATGAATTATGCTAAAGCAAGAAAAGCAATGACTCAAGATAGTGCGTATTCAACTTCAAAAAAAAGAAAACCTACTAAACGTAAAAGAAAACCAGAAGACAAAAAAACAAAAAAACCAAGAAGTAGAACATATTAGGAGAATAAAATGCCACAACCAATAATGAAAAAATATAAACACGGCGAAATGGGTATGGAATATGGAATGCCTAAAAAAGAAAAACTACAATCAGAATTAATAAAAAAATATTCTCATGGAGAATTATCTGCTGATGTAGGAAAAAAGGCAAACGAGAAAATAGAACCTTTCGCAAAAGCAAGATACACTCAAGGCTCACACAATAGTTAAAATATAATGGCTGATAAACCAGATGAGATAATCTCTTTAACAGGAGATAAAAATCAAACATCTATCCAAGACGATTTATTAGTTGGCATTATTAAAGGTAGATTAGGTTCTGCTGAAGATGCACGATTTTTTGACGAGGAGAGATGGCTAAGAGCATATAGAAATTATCGTGGAGTATATGGTAATGATATGTCTTTTACAGATACAGAAAAATCTCGTGTTTTTGTTAAAGTAACTAAAACAAAAGTTTTAGCGGCTTATGGTCAGATAACTGATGTATTATTTTCCTCTGGAAAATTTCCTATTGGTGTTGACCCTACACAAATACCAGATGGTATATCACAGTATGCTCACATAGATAAAACTAAAGAGCAAGAAAATGCCCCAGAAGAAGAACCAAATCCTTATGGATTTTCTGGTGATGGTAAAGAATTACCTAAAGGTGCAACTTATGATGATATACTAGGAGGATTATCCGAAAAGTATAATGGTGAAGTAGAGTTTACAGAAGGCCCTTCTCCCGATTTAAAAAAGATGCCTCAAATTGAACCTGCACAAGAATCTGCGGACAATATGAAAAAACTTATTCTTGACCAACTAGAAGAGAATAATGCAACAAAAGAATTACGACATACATTATTTGAAATGGCGTTATTAGGAACAGGTATTTTAAAAGGCCCTTTTACATTTGAAAAAGATTTACATCGTTGGACACAAGACCCAGAAACAGGTTCATCTGCATATACACCTTCTACAAAAGTTGTACCAATGGTTGAGGCTGTAAGTTGTTGGGATTTTTATCCAGACCCAGAAGCTACAAAAATAGAAGATTGTAATTATGTTATACAAAGACACAAGTTAACTTCTAGCCAATTAAGAGATTTAACAAAAAGACCTTTTTTTAGAGAAGATGAAATAATTTCTGTATTATCAGAAGGCCCAAACTATCAAGTTAAAGGTTATGAACATAGATTACAAGATAGAGAAAACGAAACAGAATTTGAAAAAGAAAGATTTGAAGTTTTAGAATACTGGGGTAAGATGGATAAAAAACTTGCAGAAGAAGCAGGTTTAGAATTAGATTTACTTGATGATGATTTAGATGAAGTACAAGTTAATTGTTGGGTATCTGGACAAAGAGTATTACGATTAGTATTAAATCCTTTTACTCCTGCTAGATTACCTTATTTAGTAACTCCTTATGAATTAAATCCATATCAATTCTTTGGTGTTGGTGTTCCAGAAAATATGGAAGATTCACAAACAATTATGAATGGTCATGCAAGAATGGCTATTGATAATTTAGCTTTAGCAGGTAATTTAGTATTTGATGTTGATGAAACAATGTTAGTGCCGGGTCAAGATTTAAAAGTTTATCCGGGTAAAATATTTAGAAGACAATCTGGTATGCCGGGTCAATCTATTCATGGATTAAAGTTTCCAAACACAGCACAAGAAAATTTACAAATGTTTGATAAGTTTAGACAACTTGCAGATGAATCAACAGGTATACCTTCGTATTCACATGGTCAAACAGGTGTACAATCTACAACAAGAACTGCGGCAGGAATGTCAATGTTAATGGGTGCGGCGGCACTAAACATAAAAACAGTTATTAAAAATGTAGATGATTATTTATTAAAGCCTTTGGCTCAATCTTTATTCCAATGGAATATGCAATTTAATTCTGATGTACCTGCTATTGTAGGTGACTTAGAAGTAAGTGCAAAAGGAACACAATCATTAATGATGAAAGAAGTTCGTTCACAAAGACTAATGACATTATTACAAGTTGGAGCAAATCCTACAATTGCACCATTTATAAAATATCATGCTGTATTAAGGGAGATAGCAAAAACTTTGGACTTAGACCCAGACCAATTAATTAACGACCCAGAAAAAGCGGCAATATATTCAGAAATAATAGGAGTAGCAACAAATGGAAATCAACAAGCTCAAGGCAATGGTCAGCAACCCCCTATGGGTGGAGGTGGAGAAGTTCCTGCAGGAGCAAATCCAAACGACCCAACTGGAGTTGGAGGTGGCAACATCGGAACTGGAAGTGTACCGCAAACAGGGGAGCCTAGCTTCGCTTCGCAAACTTCTCCTACTCAGAGAGCGAATTAAAAAATAATGGTTGTAAAATATGATACAATGGATAAAAAAGATACTGTAACAGGTTTAGCTTTAAAAGAAGCTAGTAGTACAACAAATTATAATAAACAAAATGTTCATTATAAAATGAAATATAATGCTACTACAAAAAAATGGGAGCAAGAAGAAATAATGACACCTTTAGTTCCTATGGTATATCCGGGAATAAAAACTAAAGATGGTAAAGTAAAAGATATAAGTGGTGGTTTAAAAGACTCATCAATTGTAACAAAACCTTCAGACGACCCATTTGATAATAAACTACCAGTTGAACCAGATAAACCAGAGATAGCACCAATAACAGCACCTTCAACAGGTATAGGTGGATATCAACAAGCACAACAAAATTATTCTAGTCAAGTGGGTGGTAGTGGTATGACAACATCTGGTGGAATACAATATGAACCTAGTCAAGTGAGTTCTTACTCAGAATCATTAAGAGATAACATGAAATATAATGTTATGCCGGGTGGTCTTAATAGTCAATCAGATGCTCAAGTATTATCTAAGTCACTTGATGAAAGAGGTGTTGGTGGTATATTACAACAGTTATTAAATCCTACTGTTAAAGATAAAAATGAAAAGACAAAAATGGAAGCCCTTGGTTCAATACCTGTAATTGGAGGGATTGCAAAATTAGCAGGATTTCTTAATCCTCGTTCTGAAAGAGCACAAATAGATAGATTATTAAAAAGTGGAATGATTACTTTAACTAATAGTCAAGGACAAACAGTATCAACAGAAGATGCTTTTAAAATATTAACACAGGATGATAAAGGTAGATTAAAAATATTAAAAGGTGAAGATTTAATTAACTCTGGTTATAAAATAACACAAAATAAAAAAATTTCAGACGAGTATAGTAACTCTCCTGCATTTATGAATTTACAAGAAGATAAAGCAAATAATTTTGTTTCTAATACTGGTACACAATTAACAACATTAAACCCAATTATGGGTAGTTCTGGTACAACATTATTTGGTTTATTTGATGAAGCTAAAGGTAGTAGTCATACAAATGGTGAACAAGTATTAGTTGTAGATGCCGATGGCGGTGGTGCATATAATAGTGAAGGAAAATTTATAGGAAAAAATGGACAGGGATACGCTTTTGGTACAGCAGAACAAGCAATGCAATCAGCTATGGGTGGAGTATTACCTGCCGCAGTTTTAGAACGAATGACTGATGAAAATGGTAAATTAAAAAATTTATATACAGACCCAAGTAGTCAATATTATATAGACAGTTCAAACGTTGTTAATGGTGTTTATGTTGGTGATGTTGTATTAGAAAATAGAGATATAATAGATAATGGTGGTAATGGTAATGTTGTAGGAAGTACAGCACCAGATGGCTCTCAAGATAAACAAGATAATGAAAATAAACAAAATCAAGTACAAGATGATATTAGAGATGAAGTTGCAGATGATTTAGAAGATATATATGGCAGTGACCCAGAACCTCCAGAACAAACTTATGAAGATACCTATGGCTCTGTAGAAGATGAGCAGGGATTTGGAGGAGGCAGTGACTCTGGTAGCGGTAGTTCTAGTAGTGATAGTAAAGATAAAAAAATAGTTTGTACAGAAATGTATAGACAAACACAATTAGATGATTGGCAACGAACTATAAAACTTTGGTATATATTTCAACAAAGACATTTATCAGAAACACATCAAAAAGGTTATCATTTTTTATTTAGACCATATGTTAAAGGTATGCAAAAATCAAGTATCTTAACTTCTATTGGTAAGCACATGGCACAAGAAAGAACAAAAGATATTAAACATATAATGTATGGTACAGAATTTTCTTTAAAAGGAAGAGTATATAGAACAATATTAGAACCTATTTGTTATATAGTAGGTTTATTTATAAGAGGATAATATGGCAGAACAAATGCAAAATCAAGGTATGGTAAAAAGACCTCCTATGGGAGATGATGGTAAAACTATGCCTAATCCACAAGATTCAAATCCAAAACAACCAGATACAAATGTTCTCGAGCAGTTACAACAAAAAGCTATGTCATTACCTCCAGAACAAAAACAAGTAGTTGCACAAAGTTTAACACCACAATTTAAAGATGTGGTAATACAGATTTTCGGTGCAGAGATTAATCCATTTATTGATGTATTAGAATCTGCTATCGGAGAAGAACCTAATCCAAACCCAGAGCCTCCTATGATGGCCAGTGGAGGACAAGGTATGATAAACAGGCCACCTGTACAGCCTAGTGGTAATGAAGGGGGATTAGTTCCTCGACCACAGCCACCTATGGCATAGTACAGCCCCACTCTGGGCGACCTGCTTTCCAACAGCACCCACAAGGAGATATTATGGAAGATACTAAAATTGAAGAAACTTCAACAGAAGTAGAGCAATTAGGCATTACAACTGAAGGAGATGATTCTAAAAAACCTTTTTTAGAACAAAGACCATATCATAATAAATATAAAAGTGAAATGGATATAGAAGCAACAGCTACCGCTCAAAGTAAGGACACCGAAGGAACTGACGAGATTCAAGAGGCTACTCCAGAAAAAGAAGAACGCCCTGTTAATGCTGAAGATAAAGTTTTTAAGAAGAGATACGATGACCTAAAGCGTCATTATGATTCTGCCCTAACTAAGCATAAATCAGAAGTTTTAACTTTAAAAAAACAGTTAGAGAACTCTGCTACTTTTATACCACCTAAAGATGAAAAAGCTTTAGAAGAATGGAGAAAAGAATACCCAGATGTGTATGATGTTATTAAAACAGTTGCACAAAAGGAAGCAGACGACAAATCAAAAACTTTAGCAGATAAACTATCTAAGCTTGAAGTAGACCAACAAAGTGTTGCAAAGCAAAAAGCGGAAGTAGAACTGTTACAGTTACACCCAGACTTTAATAAAATTAGAGAGAGTCAAGACTTTCACGATTGGGCTTCTGTCCAAGATAGTGTAATTCAAGGTTGGCTTTATGATAATTTTAATAATTCTCAATTAGCTTCAAGAGCAATAGACCTTTATAAAATGGATAGAGGACTAAAAAAATCTGATGCTAAAAAAGAAAGTGCCAAAGAGGCATCTAAATCTGTTACATCTACAAATAGAGGTTCAGAGAAAGATGTTAAAGGTAAAAAAGTTTGGTCTCTTACTGAAATATCAAAATTAAAACCAAATCAATATGCTAAGTTTGAGAAAGATATCGACCTCGCAAGAGCCGAAGGTAGAATCACAAATTAACTTAATATAACGGAGGATTAAAATGGCTATAACTCAAGCAGGTGGTTATAACAATTTACCGACAGGTAATTGGCTACCAGTAATATACAGTCAAAAAGTCCAAAAGTTCTTCAGAACTGCATCAGTTGTAGAGGATATTACCAATACAGATTATGCAGGTGAAATTGAAAATTATGGAGATACTGTCAACATAGTAAAAGAACCAACTATTACAGTTGCGGCTTATACTAGAGGTGGAGCAATCGCTACGCAAAATTTAGCAGACGACCAACTACAAATGGTAGTTGACCAAGCTAATGCGTTTGCTTTTAAAGTTGACGATATTGAAGAAAGACAATCTCATGTAAACTGGGAAGCTTTGGCAACTTCTTCTGGAGCATATGCTCTAAAAGATTCATACGATGAAAACGTAATTGCGGCAATGGTGTCTGGTGCAGGAACTACTACTGGTAGTGATGGTTCTGGTTCAGATACAGGTTTCGGTTCTTCCGAAGTTGACCCAATGGATATTTTAGCTAACTCATCTAAAATACTTCATGCGGCAGACGTACCAACAGATAATAGATGGTTTCTTGCATCTCCAGAGTTCTATGAACAACTTGGAAATGCTTCATCAAAATTGATGGATGCTTCTATTACTGGTGATGCTTCATCACCTTTAAGAAATGGTCAAGTTATCAATGGTCAAGTAAATGGTTTTAAACTATACATGACTAATAACTTTGCCGCTTCTTCAACGTCTAATTACTTTAAAGTATTAGCAGGACATATGTCTTCAACAGCTACTGCAAACGCTATTGCAAAAACAGAAGTTGTTAGAGACCAAGAGTCTTTTGCTGATATAGTAAGAGGACTTCATGTTTTTGGCAGAAAAGTGCTTCGTTCGGATGCACTTCAATGCAGACATTTATTAATTGATTAAGGAGGGTATATACTATGGCTACATATGACGTAACAGGGCCGAGTAACGCAGGTGCTCGCCCATCAAGAATGAATGCAGGAGTAAGAACTCCATACTTAGTCGAAAATGTAATTGACATTTCAGCAATTAACTCTGATGCAGGTGCGGCACAAAATGACGTACTACAAGTATTAGATATACCGGCTGAAACTTTAATCCTACACGCAGGAATTGAAGTGCTAACTGCACTATCAAGTTCTGTAACTTTGGATTTAGGTATTACTGGTGGAGATGTTGATACGTTTGTTGATGGAGATGCAAATGCTACTGGATATTCTGTATTAACAAATACAGCAAGACCAGTAATTGCAAGTGCTGATACACTAGACTTATTAGTATTAAGTGCGGCATCAAGTGCGGGAAAAGTTCGTATTTTTGCTTTACTATGCGATGTAAGTGGTGTTGATGAGACAGATAGAAACTCTTCAACTCAACACGATGGCTAATTAATATAATATTGAGGGGCTTCGGCCCCTCTTTTATAATAAAGGAAATATGGCAACTATTGATTTAAGAAAAACACAGAAAGGTGTTACTGGACAAAAAATAACTCATATGTATCCTAACCATAACATTAAACATGAAATGGAAGAAAGAGTAAAAAATTTAGAAATTAAATTAGATAAAATATTAAACTTATTAGAAAATAAAAAAGATGATTAAAATATGGTTTATGTTGGTTTTATTTTCTATGCCAAATGCACCTTCAGTTAAATATAATGGATTTATATATCCAAGTGAAGAAGAGTGTATGGTAGCAAGATATGAATTACATGAAGCATATAATAACAAACCTACAGAATATAAATTAGCAACAGCTATGAACTCATATTGTGTAGAATTTGAAAGTTTTCCTATAGCAGGATTAAATAGAACAGGGGCATAATGGCAACATACTTAACTTTAACAAATAGTGTACTTAATGAATTAAATGAGGTTGAGTTAACATCAGCTAATTTTAGTTCAAGTCGTGGTGTACAAACATCTGTAAAAGGATTTATAAATAAATCTATAAATGATATTTATAATCAAGTATGGGAATTACCAAGTTTATATAAATCAACAAAACAAAGTACATATGGTGGTACAGCAAATTATAATTTACCTTCAGCAGATTATCCTCAAAGTGGTGATTTAGCTTATAGAAGAATTGATTGGGATTCATTTATATTAGTACCAAAAGAATTAACTACTAATGGTGAATTTACTTCTAACATAAACAGTTGGTCAACTGTAGCAGGTGCAGGAAGTGCCGCTTATACAAGTACAGGAAGTGGTCGTTTACGATTAAATGATTATGCGGCGTATCAATCACTAAGTACAATTGTTAATACAAGATACAGAATACAAGTAAAAGTATTTGATACAGGTAGTGTAGGGCAGGCATTAAAAATACAAGTAGGTACTGCGGCAGAAGGTACACAAAATTTAAGTACAACATTAACAGTTACTGATTTTGGTGCAGGTGCAGTTTTAGATACAACATTTACAGCAACATCTCAGACAACATTTATAACAGTAAATAATACAACTACAACTACAAATCTTGATGTTGATTATATTCGTATATCAGAAGATGTTGGAGTTAAAAAATTAAGATATATGACGTATGATGATTGGAATAATAATTTATCAGAAAGAGATTTAAGAAATAGTAGTGGTAGTCAAGGTATACCAGATTTTGTTTATTTTACTCAAAGTGGTAAATTTGGTTTATCACCAGTACCAAAAGATAATAGCTATTCAGTAAAATATGAATATTGGAAAGTACACTCTGATTTATCTGCATCTACTGATACTCCAGATTTAGAAGGTAGATATCAAGACATTATTGTTAATAGAGCAAAATATTATTTATATAAATTACGTTCTGATATACCTTCAGCAAATATTGCTAATGCAGAATTTGAAGAAGGAGTAAAAAGAATACGATTAGATTTAGTTGAAAGGTCTTCTTACATGAGAACTGGAAGAGTAAACTTATCAAGAAATACATTTAAATAATGCCAGATAATTCACAAATAACCCCTGCAGTCATAACTTGTAATGGTGGTTTAATTTTAAATAAAGATATCTTTGATATGGAGCCGGGTGAAGCTTTACAATTACAAAATTTTGAACCAGATATTGCAGGTGGTTATAAAAAAGTGTTAGGTACAACATTATATAATAGTAACATTGTACCTCAAGTATCAGCATCAAGTGAAATTGTAGATATGGTAGCTATATTTAATGATATAGTATTAGCGGCTAGAGGTGGTACAGTTTATCGTGGAGATACTAGTGGTTCGTGGACTTCAGTAGCTACAGGTAAAGGTACAACACATCGTTATGATTTTGAAAGATATAATTATAATGGTACAGAAAAAATATTAATAGCGACAGGTACAACAAATGCTTTTAGTATTGATACAAGTTTTAATGT